AGCCGCATTCCCGCTAGACTGGGGACGGCCACAACCCCACAATCATTATGACTGTCTGGCCTGATGCTGACGCTGCCAGGATCGACCCAAAGATCCTTGATCGCAACACTACCACCCTGTCCATTCGCTTGATTCACGATGCGTATCGAACATTCGACGATGAATCAAAGTCCGACGCCTACAAGCTCGGATACCTCCACCAGACGCTCCAACTCCTCGAAAAAGACATCCGGCACCGGATCGCGGAAGGCAGTTGGTAGTAGTCGCCCGTATCGTTTGCCCTATTCAATCAGATGATCACTGTTGAGGACTTACTTATCAAGATCGAAGCACTAGGCACAACGAGTTTGTCTGCTTCTGAGCGTACATTCATTGTTGAGGTCTTTCGTGCTGCTGCTTTGACTGAGAATCCAAACATCATGGCAGTCAAAAGAATGATTCAAGAGGCACACCTTGAGTTTTGTCTTGGTATCAAATCCAAGAGGAAGAAAGGTGCACAAGACTGAATCATGGACTGTTGTTTTACCCGACCACCATGAGATCTGCTTCTATGGGTACAACAAAACACATGTCATTCAGCAGCTAGCTGAGTTGTATCCAGAGGTTGATCTACTTTCTGTCAACGTTGTTCTCACTCCACAATGGACCACACCATAGATGAGCTGTCGTCGATCCTTGAGGATTGTCTTACTTGGCGACAAATGCGAGCACTAGCCAAACGGCACAAGCTGCGTCAGTATTCTTTTCTTGGAAAGAGACAACTTGCCCAGCTGTTAGCTATCACCACCATGAACAAAGTACGCCGAGAACGCTATGCCGTTTCCAACTCCAAAGTCTGACGAATACGATGATCTACTTTATACTCTTCAACACATGGCTGTTGATCGGTGTACCGATTTGGTTGGTAGCGTTAACGCTCATGCCGACATTATGGACCCATCCTGCGATGATGGACCCGTCGATCAACTACTCAGGGCACAGCTCGGTCTTGATGGCAGCGAGGAAGAGATAGAGCTTACACAAGCCTTAATCACAATGATCAGCAACATCATTGTCATTCGTAAGGCCAGAGACAGTATACTTAACAACGATCAACCAAGCGAGGATTGATGGCAACAAAGGAGCAACTCGCCCGACAACTCCAGCGAGAGTTTGATGCTCGATCAGAAGCAGTGCGCCGCCTTCGGGAACGCACACGAATAGCAGAAGAACGAAGCTATGCAAGTTCAACTGTGTATGGCAACGCCTTCATCAAACAGGGGCTAGGTGCTCTTACTGAGGAGATTAGTGGTCGCCTTCACCGCATCAGCCAAGGCTGGGTGAGTGACAAGGCTCATGCTGCTGCTCCAATCAAAGACTGTGACCCAGCGATCCTTGCTTTGATCACAGCCAAGGGTGTGTTGGATGTTCTTGGTTCTAGATCAATGGAACGTGTGACGTATGCCAACGTCGCATCTCACATTGGTCGCTTGGTCATGGATCAGATCATGCTTGATCAGTTCGAAGCCAAGCACAAGGAACTGTTTGATGGTGCTCAGTTCCACATCCATGCCCACAAAGGGTACATGTACAAGGTTCAACGGTTCCGCGCAGCCATGCGTAAGAACGACATCGAGCCTTTGACGTGGTCGAGTGCCGTCAAGCACCTCGTTGGTGGGTGGTTGGTTGACCGCCTTGCGTATGCAACGGGATGGGTTGGCTCCAGGATCGCCTCTAAGGCCCCTGGAAAGGTCCATACCATCCTCACCTACTCACCCGAGTTCCTAAAGGCCAAGGAGGCGCTTCTAGAGCAGGTAGAGAGTCTCTCTGCTTTGCTATGGCCCATGCTGTGTGAGCCCAACCATTGGACAGCCGACCACAAAGGGGGGTATCTGACCAACGAACTGAGGAAGCACAGCCAGCTAGTCAGGACAAGGCATTTGGGAGGGTGCTCCGTGATACCGGGAGGCAAGGCCATCGCCATGCTCAACCGGTTGCAACAGGTGCCGTACAAGCTCAACCAAGAGATCTTGGACGTAGCCAACTTCTGCCAGGAACACCGCATCAGTGTGGGTAAGTTCCGTGCTGAGGAGCCAACGCCTCCACCGCCAAAGCCAGAGCCTTGGGATTCTGCTTCCAAGGAAGAACAGCTTGCTTATCGACGGGCTCGAACAGAGATCGAAGACAACAACGCTGCTCTGGCGCAGAAGAACTATCGAACGACTGAGTGTTTGTTTGTTTCTAACAAATACAAAGACGACACCTTTTGGATTCCTTGGTCTTTTGATTTTAGAGGTAGGGTTTATCCAATTCCCACAAGCCTCAGTCCTCAAGGCACAGACTTCGAGAAGAGTCTATTTCTTTTTGAAGAAGAAGGACCAGTAAATGAATGGTGGTTGTCTTTTCAGGTAGCTACTACTTATGGTCTTGATAAAGCTCCACTCAAAGACAGAATAGAATGGACACGAAACAACTATGAGTTAATTACTCGTATTGCTTCTGATCCAAAAGGAACTATCAATGAGTGGTCTTGTGTCGAAGAACCCTGGTGTTTCTTAGCTGCTGCTATTGAGTTTTATTCTTGTGTCATCACCAAAACAAAAACAACTTCTGGTCTTCCTGTCAGTGTCGATGCTACCTGCTCTGGTCTTCAACACCTATCAGCGCTTGCTCTTGACAAGACAGCAGCAGAAATGGTCAACGTTGTCCCCACAGAGAAACCCTCTGACGGGTATGCCATTGTTGCCGCCAAAGCCAAGGAGATCCTTCCTCAACACCTTCATAAAGAAATTACGAGGAAAACTTGCAAACGAACGGTGATGACGACACCATATGGAGTGACGGAGAACTCCGCTCGTGAGTACATCCGTCAGGAACTCAAAGGTGTCGAACTAAAGCCTGGTGAATTGCAAGCCATTGTCAAAGCCATCTATCGCTATGCGGTCAGAGAGGTCTTTGCTGGTCCCTGTAAGTCAATGGAGTTTATCCAGAAGACAGCAGGTGATTACATCAAGCAAGGCAACACCCAGGTTCAATGGATGACTCCTTCTGATTTCCCTGTCGTTCAGATCTACCGGAAGAATGACTGTGAACGTGTCAACACCAAGCTTCTTGGTCAGCGTGTTCAAACCCATCTTCTCAAACCCTTTGAAGAACGTCAGGTTGATTTGAAGAAAGCATCCACAGCAGCCGCTCCTAATTTGGTGCATTCGCTCGATGCAGCTCTTTTGCATCTTGTCTTTGCTGAATGGGGTCGTCCCTTTACGGTCATCCATGACTGTGTCCTGGGTCGTTCCTGTGACATGGATGGTATGGCTGCTGCTATCCGTGACAAGTTCGTTGAGATTTATCACAAGCCTGTGCTCAAAGACTGGGCAGAGCAGCTTGGTATGCCTTTCGACGAATCGGTCATGCTAAACACCCTCGACATCAATGATGTCCAAAACTCCGCTTACTTTTTCTGCTAATGACCACCGTTAACTTTGAAGAACTTGCGGAACACTTCGGTGTCCGTGAGTCCATCATCGAAAACCTCTACGAAGAGTTTGAAGCCTTAGTTGAAAGTGGTTACACCAGCGACGAGTACTCTGATTTCTTTATCTACCTTGTCCGTGAGTTCTCTCAAGCGTCCTTTCTCTATTCTGCTGAGAATGGTGAAGACGTTATTCAGTGTCTTGAAGCCTACGATGCGACGTGGGACTCACTTACTGAGGGCTTGCTCAAAGAATCCGAGGAGGAGTGATGTGGATCTCCATTCCCATGGAGCAAATCGAAGCTACCATGGCGAAGTACGACCTCACACTCGATGAGGTCTTGTACGCCCACACCTTGTACGATCCGTCTTTGGACTGTACTATGGAGGAGGTCTACGAGCTTGTCTCTGACCACAAAATGATTTCCACCACCGCTGAACTAGTTGACCTTCTGACGCATGTCTGATCGTTTCACCATTAACACCACCCTTGAGGGCTACGTCAACGCCCTAAAGCCAAGCGGCAAGTTCAACAACTGCTGCTTCTCTGCTCGTCTGAGCAAAGAGGACATGGCTAAGTTTGACGAGGTCTACGAACGGGCAATGGCTTGGGGCCATAACCGTCTGTCTGGCAAGCGAAGCACCGAAGAGCTTCCCAAGTGGGATGAGTCTGGTGCTTTCAAGTACAGCTACGGCGGCGAAAGCAACAACCCCATGTTCCCTTGGGTAGACACCGATGGTCAACCCATCGACGTTGATACCCCGATCTGGAAGGGAACCAACGTGAGGCTCATCATTGACCTCAAGCCATACACCATGGCTACCAAAATTGGCCTGTCGTTCAAAGTCCGAGGTGCTCAAGTTCTCAAACTGGTCGGCCCTGGTGGGTCTGATAGTGGTGATCTTAGTGCTGAAGACGTGGCTAGCATTTTTGGTACTACAGACGGCTTCAAAGCAAGCGCTCCTGCGTTTGAACCGAACGATGAAGCAGTTGGTTCAACCATTGCCGACGACGACCTCCCCTTCTAAACACCGCTACTCCAATGATTGATTTCAAAGTCACCAAGAACCCTGAGCTGGGCAACCTTTACGAAGGTATCCTGACCTGCGAGCTTCCCAAGATCACTGTTGTCCGCTACAAAGCTGATCGTGATGATTTCAAGTACGAGATGCGTCGTGCTGTGTCGGAAGTTGTTGAGGAGATGATCGACAAAGCTATGAAAGATGACTGATGAGCCAATACCGTTCTCGTCTTGAAGAACGGCTTGGTAAGTGGTTATCTCAAAACAATCTATCTTTTGAGTATGAAACTGTTAAGTTAGATTACACCTTATCCGCCGTCTATAAACCAGATTTTATTCTGCCAAACGGGGTGATGCTGGAAGCCAAGGGCTGGTTCAAACCAGAAGACAGACGCAAGATGCTTGCCGTAAAAAAGCAGCATCCTGAGGCTGACATCCGCTTGGTCTTCCAGGCTCCTCACAACACAATCACCAAACAATCCAAGACCACCTACTCAATGTGGGCGGAGAAACATGGATTCCTTTGGTGTCCAGCTCACAACATTCCCATTGAATGGTTTGAATGAAAATCTCCAAAGCTCTTGCTGGTAAGCAATTCATCAGCAAGAAAAAGAAAAGCCGCCGCCCACCCAAAGGTGTCAAACCCTACCGTGGTCAGGGACGTAAATGATTGATTCCGACAGTGAGTTTGTCAGGCATGAGCCCTGCCCTTCCTGTGGTAGTAGCGATGCCCTTGGTCGTTATTCTGACGGTCACGGGCACTGCTTTTCTTGCAATCACTATGAGCATGGTGATGGCGAGACTGTTTCTTTTCACAAGCCGCAACGCACCAACGTCGCAATGGA